GCTGCTGCGAGCAAATCAAAAAGACGGAAATAATGGCTGGCAAATTAAATAAGAAAAAGATGCTTGCGATTTGTGACGAGCTTGCTGATGGCAAGTCTCTCAATTCGATTTGTAAGCGTGACGATATGCCGCATCGTGTAACGGTGCTGCAAGCTGTTCAGCGTGATGATGAATTGTATGAGATGTACGTCAAGGCCAGGGCGATTGGGGCTGAGACACTGGCAGATGAAATCCATGATGTATCACGTCAAGGGCTTGAGAGTGTGGATAAACAGATGGCGAATGCCGAAGTGCAGCGCAGGCGATTGCAAGTCGATAGCTTGAAATGGACATATGCTCGACAGCAGCCAAGAGGGCTGCGTAACAAGGCTGAAGACACAGCGCAGAACAATCAGATCGTATTGAGTTGGTCTAATAACTCTGATGACGTGACAGCGAGACAAGCTGACGAGAGCGATACTGCGACAGTTGTTAGCCTTGTTAATGAGGCTAGTTGATCCGAAATCGGTATTCTTTCGGCATACAAGTACGCGTGAGAGATCGATGATTTCCCTCACTTTTTGGCCGGTTTGGCGGCTCAATCGGCAACGCATTTGCAAGCGATTTGTTAATCGAGTGCGTAAGTTATTGAAAACAAAGGGCTGACCTCAAGATTACCAATCCTAGGGTCAGGCAAAAAATGGCTCAAAACATAGAGATTCCTTATGCCCCCCGTACCCTTCAGCGGGAACTGCACCGGGCGTGGTCACAGCATAGGTTTAGTGTAGCCATAACCCACAGGCGCTTCGGCAAATCTGTTTGCGCAATTAATCACCTACTACGAGATGCCCTAACCAGCAAAAAACCTAATCCCCGCTTCCACATGCTATGCCCCACCTACCGGCAAGCCAAGACAACCCTCTGGGACTATCTCAAGCAATTTTCTGCCAAAATCCCTAACGTAAAGTTTAATGAATCTGAGTTAAGGGCCGACTACCCCAACGGCGCACGCATTGCGTTACTCAGCGGGGAGAACGGCGGTCAAAATCTGAGAGGCATCGGGAGCGACGGCTTTGTGATTGACGAGGCGGGATTGATGCACGACACCATCTTCCCAGAAATTGTCAGACCCGCCCTGGCCGACCGCAACGGCCTCGAAGGCGAGCAGACCTATTGCGTCTTTGTTGGTACTCCAATGGGCCACAATGCCTTGCACAGTCTGTATGTAAGGGCCAAGGAAGACCCGAACTGGCACTGCGCCGTCTACAAAGCATCGGAAACCGGCATCTTACCGGCAGAGGAGTTACAGGCAGCAAAAAGCACTATGCCGGAGGGTATTTACGAAGCTGAGATGGAATGCAGTTTTGAAAGCAACGTCCCCGGCGCGGTTTACGCCAAAGAGCTTCAAAGCATGGAAGACAACGACCAGATTGGTAAAATACCGTTTGATCCGGCCTTGAAGGTGCAGACGTTTTTTGATCTTGGCATATCGGATTCAACGTCGATTGTTTTTGCCCAGTTAGCCCACGGCAACAGATCGATTAACATTATTGATTATGTTGAGATGAGCGGAGAGGGCTTGCCGTTTTATGCGGATTTACTGGATCAGAAGGCCAAGCAGCATAAATGGTCTTACGGGGCGCATCATGCCCCACATGATATAAACGTAAGGGAATTAGGCACAGGAAAGACCCGTCAGGAAACGGCGTTGAGTTTAGGCATTAACTTCAAGGCAGCACCCAAGTTGCCCCTTGAGGAAGGCATAAACGCCGTCAAAATGACGTTGCCGCGCTGTTTTATTGACCGTGAGCGTTGTTCAAGGCTTTTGGAAAGTATGCGGTTTTACCACAGGGTTTATGACCCGAAAAACCAGATATTCCGCTCACGCCCTGCCCATGACTGGAGCAGTCATGCAGAGGCAGCAATGCGTACACTGGCGACATCGATCCGTCAGGCAGCACCGCCGATAGAGAGTAATTACAGTCGCAGGGGAGCGGCTGCGGGTAGTTGGATGGGATAGTTATGAAAGCAATTACAGAAAATGGTTTGGAAAGAACTTGTGAATATGAACTGAGGGTTAAAAGCGGCACATATACGGCTGACAGTTTTTTGCAATTATGCTGGGTAGTTTTTACGCATCGTTTACATCATTTCTGCAAAGGCGAGGGCTTTAGGGATTAATGTCTGACCAGTTAATGGGCCTGCTGAACAGCGAGGCCGATGTTTCGTACCGTGGCGGTTTATTGCCCTTGTTGCGTCGGGTTATTCCTGACATTGGCGGCGACGATATTAGTGAGTTTGAGGGGCCGCTGGAACTGGCAACGCCTGCATTAGCGTATGACCCTGTGCGTAACATGGCCCTGACGGGTGCGATGTTAAGGGGGCATATACCTGTTGATGAGGGTCTTTTAACGCAGACCATGCTGGATGCCCCGCTTATGGGCGGGTTGCTTGCTGGTGCTACGGGCGCGGTTCCAAGGGGTGCGGTGTTGGGTGCTAATGTATTGCCAAGTAGGTTTTTAGATGATGTTAGGCCAGCAAGAGAAAACATCCGTATATCGTCATCTTTTAGTCGAGATCAAGACGCAATCGGGGTTGTCCCAAATCAAATGGATGACTACGCAAATGTGACGACTAACATGACCCCTAGTCGTTATTTAAATCTAGCCAAGCCAATAGATAAATTAACGGAGTCTGATAAGGAAACGATTAAATATTTTGAAAAAGTATTTAGAGAGCAAGGCGACAAAACGGTTGCTAACCCTTGGCTTGATATAACGTGGGACAAATCAGCGGGTAAGTGGGACGTGACAGGACATGAAGGGCGGCATCGTATGATTGCCGCAAAAAATGTTTTTGGCCCTGATGCTGAAATTCCCGTTCAGCTTTTTCCAAAACAAGAAGGCAAGGGGAAAATACCTATAAAGGCGTTAAATGATCTAAGAGAGATGAGTTTTTATGGGTTGGATCAAGACACGGCGACTAAGATGAAAACCGCATTGGGTCAGCGTTTTGGCATGGAAAGGTTGCCGTTTATTTTAGGCGCAAGCAAAGGCCCAACCGCCGCACTACCGGGGTTGTTGAGTGATGCAGCGCAAGGTCGGATTCGCAATAGTCGCGTCAGAGATCGGCTGTCGGATGATCAGCAAGCGGCAATCGTACAAGCTGCAAACACGGCACATGAAGACCGGCTAGACCTTGCCCGGTCGGTGCAGCAGTTTGATGACAAGTTTGATCTTGACCAAATGCTTGTTGATAATGACCTTGCTGTTGAATCTGATGGATTCGTTCAAGCAGGCCATGTTTTCTTAAACGATATTGACATCCCCGCTGGTGCTAAAGAAGGCGACATTTTGCCAATTAGCGCGGTGAAGAAGGGTGCAAGATTTGTTTTTCCAGACGGGTCGGAAAAAGATTTTAGCCCTAATCCCGGCGGTCCATTTCGCAGTGACGATCTTGGCGTTGAGCTTATCAATCTGGATGAAGACGGTTTTGCCGATATTGTTTTGCGCGACTGGAATGCAGTTGAAAGCCGCATTTTAGCTGACACGGTTGCGGAAGATGCAGTAACGACACTAGAAGATGCTTTAGGACATTCAGACCATCACGCCCGTGCAGCGGCGTTTAGAAAGATTCTTGATGAACTTGGTATAGAATATAACAAAGCTGGAATAGAGGGTGTTAACAGCGAATACGTCTATGTTCCGACTAAATGGGATGTGGACGGTGATGCGGTTGAAGATTTGTTAAAAATCCGTTTTGCAGATCACACGCGACAGAGTGGTTTGCATGAGCCAGCCGATTATAATATTGCAGATGGTGGTTACGATGACGCAATTTCTGCGCTTGACGATATAGTGCAAAAGATTAGCGGCGTAAGAACAGAAATGTTTAGTAACCCCGTAACCGCCGCGCTCCCTGGCCTTTTGGAACAACAATACATGGAAGATTCTGAGAGGCTTCTGCGCGATTCGCAAGGGCTGCTGGGGGCAACCCAGCGCAGGCAGAATCAATTAAATGCCTTGCAACAATTTTACGCAAGCGGAGGTGTATAAGTGGCATCGTATTCAGACATGAAGCCCGAAGATAAGCTGCAAGACATCCGTGAAGCGTTCAAGCTATGCGAGGAAGCTGAAGCGGATAATCGCCATCAGGCGCAAGACGATCTTGAGTTTGCGCGGAAGGGCATCCAGTGGCCGGAGGAGGTCAAGCGGCAGCGTGAGCGTGACCGCAGACCGTGTTTAACGGTCAACCGTATGCCGACGTTTATACGGCAGATCGTTAATGACGCCAGGATGAACAAGCCTGCGATCAAGGTGCATCCTGTGGACAGCAACGCGGATGTTGAGACGGCGAAAGTCTTGAACGGATTGATCCGGCAGATTGAAACCAGCAGTTCAGCGGATGCGGCGTATGCGACGGCGATTGATAATGCGGTGAGCATGGGCTTTGGCTATTTCCGCGTTGATATTGATTTCGCACGCGATGACACGTTTGAGCGTGACATCAAGATCGACCGCATTATGAACCCGTTCAGCGTTTACCGTGATCCGCGTTCAACGGCGGTTGATAGCTCCGATTG